GATCTATGCCGAGGTTCTGGGCTATGGTCTGTCGGGGGATGCGTATCACATCACCGCCCCGTCGGAGGATGGCGATGGCGGGTTCCGGGCTATGCAGGCCGCGCTGAAACATGCCGGCGTGACGCCGGATCAGGTGGATTACGTCAATGCCCATGGCACGAGCACCATGGCCGACCCGATCGAGCTGAAGGCAGTGGAGCGGCTGCTGGGGGATGCGGCGGGCAAGGCGACGATGAGTTCGACGAAATCCTCGACCGGGCACCTGCTGGGGGCGGCGGGGGCGATCGAGGCGATCTTCTCGATCCTGGCGGTGCGCGATGATGTGGCGCCGCCGACGATCAACCTGGACAACCCGGCGGTGGAGACGGTTCTGGACCTGACGCCGAATGCGAAACGGGAGCGGAAGATCGATGTCGCGATCTCGAACAGCTTCGGATTTGGGGGCACCAATGCCTGTCTGTGCCTTGGGAAACCGCGCTGATGTGGCGGCATATTGCCTCTAACTTCCTGACTTTCCTTGTTGTTCTGGTTTTCCTTGTGGGGGGTGTGATCCTTTGGGGGCAATCGGAATACACCGCGCAAGGCCCGTTGGATGAACCGATCTGCCTGAGGGTGGAGCGGGGCAGCAACATGCGGGCGGTGTCGCGCGAGTTACAGGATGAGGGGGCGATTTCCAACGGCACGATTTTTCGGGTTGGCGTGGATTATGCCAACAAGAACAGTCTGTTAAAGGCCGGTAGCTGGCTGATTCCGGAAGGCGCCAGCATGTCGAAGATCGCAGACATCGTCACCCGGGGTGGGGCGAGCACCTGCGGCACCGAGGTGGTCTATCGAATCGGTGTGACCGATGCGGAGATCGAGGTGCGCGAACTGGACCCGGTCACCAACCGCTATGTCGAGAAAGCCGCCTTTGCCCCCGGCGAGGGGGACGCACCTGAAGCCTTTGAAAACGTTCGGGAAAAAGCCGATACGCGGTATCGGATCGCGGTGGCCGAGGGGGTCACGAGCTGGCAGGTTCTGCAAGGGCTGGCGTCGGTGGACGTGCTGGAGGGAGAGGTTAACGAGATCCCGCCCGAAGGCAGTCTGGCGCCCAACAGCTACGAGGTGCGCGAAGGCGACACGCGGGCCAGCGTGATCCAAAGAATGCGGCAAGCGCAAGATGTTATCCTGGCCGAAGCCTGGGACGAGCGGCAGGATGATCTGCCGCTGCAAAGCCCGTACGAGGTGTTAATCCTTGCCTCGATCATCGAGAAGGAAACCGGCGTTGCGGAAGAACGCGGGCAGGTGGCCAGCGTGTTCGTCAATCGCCTGAACCTTGGGATGAGATTGCAGACCGACCCGACGGTGATTTATGGCATCACCGAAGGTCAGGGCGTGCTAGGCCGGGGGCTGCGGCGGAGTGAACTTCGGGCCGAAACCCCTTGGAATACTTACGTAATCGACGGGCTTCCGCCCACCCCGATCGCCAATCCGGGGCGCGCGAGCATCGAGGCGGCGGTCAACCCGCTGAGCACGGACTATATCTTTTTCGTGGCCGATGGCACGGGCGGACATGCCTTTGCCAAGACGCTGGACGAGCATAACCGCAACGTCGCCCGCTGGCGCGAGATCGAGGCGCAGCGCGCCACGGACTGAGTGTGTCCGATCCGTACGAAACCGACGCGCGTTTGGGACCAAACGCGCGCCTTGGGGCGCAAGTTGTGTCCATTCCGTACACAAATCCGGCCTGACAGCCCCAGACTGCGCGCCCGAATTCGGCGCGCATATCCCGTCTGTCATCCCCGACCATATTCCTGATCCGAAGCACCGTGCGGAGCAGCGCGCGGAGCATGGCCCGAAGCACCGCCCGGAGACTTGCCCGAAGCACCGCGCGGTGCCTTCAGGCGGTCTTAACGCCTGTCGTCCAGCCTGATGGAGCCGGAAGGGCGGTCTGTGCCCGTCCCGACGACCCGGAGGGGCGGACACGAACAAGGCACACGAGGCATGAGCTAATATGGTTTTGATCACCCCGGACGAACGTCCAACGGGATTGACGACGTCTATCGACTCTTTGGAACGGCAATTGTCGGACATGCAGCTCGGGTTGCTGCAGCTCTATGACCGAATCCAAGGCGGCGATCTTGACGACCTGAAAAACGCGAACCGGGCCACTGCGGAAATCCGGCAATGGCTGAAAATCGCGATCGAAGCGGAGGCGCATCTTGAAAAACGCAGAAAACACGAAAAGGGCATCGTCAACGACTACGCCCTCGACCTTTCCGAAGCACGGGCTTCGGTTTGCGGCCGGCTGGATCGTCTCAGAAGGGCAAGATGCCCAGGACGCGTTCATCGAAAGTCTTGCTGAGGGGGAGTTGATGGCGCTGCCCTTCCTGTTCGAATTCTGGGCGCTGGAGCATCAGTTGCCCCCCGAGGGAGACTGGCGGAACTGGGTGATCCTTGGTGGCCGGGGCGCGGGCAAGACGCGGGCGGGCGCCGAATGGGTGCGCGCGCAGGTCGAAGGCGCGCGCCCGCTGCATGAGGGGGTCTGCCGGCGCATGGCGCTGGTGGGCGAGACGATAGATCAGGTGCGAGAGGTGATGATTTTCGGTGAAAGCGGGATCATGGCCTGTTCGCCGCCCGACCGGCGGCCCGATTGGCAGGCGACGCGCAAGCGTCTGGTCTGGCCCAATGGCGCGGTGGCGCAGGCGTTTTCGGCGCATGAGCCCGAGGCGCTGCGCGGTCCGCAATTCGACGGGGCCTGGGTGGATGAGATGGCCAAGTGGAAAAAGGCCCGCGACACGTGGGACATGCTGCAATTCGGGCTGCGGCTGGGGGAACATCCGCAGGTCTGCATCACCACGACGCCGCGCAATGTGGGGGTGCTGAAGGACTTGCTCGAGCAAAAGAGCACCGTGGTCACCAGCGCCCCGACCGAGGCCAACCGGGCGTTTCTGGCGCAGTCCTTCCTTGAGGAGGTGCGCGCGCGCTATGCCGGGACACGGCTGGGGCGGCAGGAGTTGGATGGCGTCCTGCTGGATGAAGCCGAGGGCGCGCTGTGGACCAATAGCGGGCTTGAGGCCTGCCGGATCGACCGGCTGCCTGATCTGGACCGGATCGTTGTGGCGATCGACCCGCCGGTGACGGGACGGGCGGGGTCGGACGAATGCGGGATCGTGGTGGCGGGGGCGGTGACACGCGGCCCGGTGCAGGATTGGCGGGCCTATGTGCTGGCCGATTGTTCGGTGGGGGCGGCACGGCCGCTGACATGGGCCAATGCGGCGATTTCCGCGATGGAGCAGTGGGGCGCCGAGCGGCTGGTGGCCGAGGTCAACCAGGGCGGGGACATGGTGGCGCAGGTGATCCGGCAGGTGGACCCGCTGGTGCCGGTCAAGGCGGTGCATGCAAGGCGCGGCAAGGTGACCAGGGCCGAGTCTGTGGCAGCGCTTTATGAGCAGGGCCGGGTGCATCACATGCGGGGCTTGGGCACGCTGGAGGACCAGATGTGCGCCATGACGGCGCGCGGCTATGAGGGCAAGGGCAGCCCCGACCGGGTGGATGCGCTGGTCTGGGCGCTGACCGAGTTGATGATCGAGCCCGCGGCGCATTGGCGGCGGCCACAGGTGCGCGCGGTCTGATTTACTTTTGTTAAACCTTTCGCGGTCTGATGCCCCCTGTGACGCGACAAACCGGCGGGCACAGCCAAGGAGACGAGCCGAGATGATACTGGATTTCTTCCGACAGGGGGGGGCTGCGCCGCAGGGCGCAGAGGCGCCCGAGCAAAAGGCAAGTGCCGTGGGGCGCAAGGCGGTCTGGCAGGGCATGGGCCTGGGCCGGGTGGCCTGGAGCCCGAGGGACAGCGCCACGCTGACGCGCACGGGCTTTGCCGGCAACCCGGTGGGGTTTCGCTGTGTCAAGATGCTGGCCGAGGCGGCGGCGTCCTTGCCGCTGGTGGTGCAGGCCGGTGAGGCGCGCTTTGCCAAGCATCCGCTGATCGATCTGATCGCGCGGCCCAACCCGGCGCAGGGGCGCGCGGCGCTGCTGGAGGCGCTGTACGGGCAGTTGCTGCTGACCGGCAATGCCTATCTTGAGGCGGTCGGCGGTGCGGCTGTGGGTGGTGAGTCTGGGGGCGGTGCGACGGGGGCGGTGCCCGAGGAACTGCATGTCCTGCGCTCGGACCGGATGAGCGTGATCCCCGGCGCCGATGGCTGGCCTGTGGGGTATGAGTATGCGGTGGGCGGGCGCACGCACCGGTTCGGCGCCGAGGCGATCTGTCATCTCAAGTCGTTCCATCCGCAGGACGATCATTACGGGCTGTCGGCCTTGCAGGCGGCGGCGCAGGCGGTGGATGTGCATAATGCGGCAAGCCGGTGGTCGAAGGCGCTGTTGGACAATGCGGCGCGGCCCTCGGGGGCGATCGTCTATCGCGGGGCCGAGGGGCAGGGCGCGTTGAGTGCCGATCAGTATGACCGGCTGGTCTCGGAGATGGAGACGCATCATCAGGGGGCGCGCAATGCGGGGCGTCCGATGCTGCTGGAGGGGGGGCTGGATTGGAAGCCGATGGGGTTCAGCCCGTCGGACATGGAGTTCCAGAAGACCAAGGAGGCCGCGGCGCGCGAAATCGCGCTGGCCTTCGGGGTGCCGCCGATGCTGCTGGGGATACCGGGGGATGCGACCTATGCCAATTACCAGGAGGCGCATCGGGCGTTCTACAGGCTGAGCGTGCTGCCGATGGTGTCGCGGGTGGCGGCGGGCGTGGGCCATTTCCTGTCGGGGTTCACGGGCGAGCGGCTGGAGCTGCGGCCCGATCTGGACCAGGTGCCGGCGCTGGGGGCCGAGCGTGACGCGCAATGGCAGCGCATCGCGGGGGCGGAGTTTCTGACCGAGGCCGAAAAGCGCCGGATGCTGGGATTGCCGGCGCGGGACGCCGACGATGAGTGATCCCTATCCGCCTGACCGCTACGGGTTCGAGGCGTTTGACTGTGCGCCGGCGCTGAGGCTGGAGGCGCATGAGAGGGTGGCGCAGTTGCAGCATGATGCGTTGCTGCACCGGCTGGAGAAGATCGAAGGGGCGCTTGAGCGGCTGGAGAAGCGGCTGTGGCTGGCGGTTTACGGTGTTGTGGGCGCGATCCTGGCGCAAGCGTTCCAGCCGTTGCTGGCAGCGCTGCCATGAGGGGTGAACGGGATGTGGGGTAATCAAAGGATGGTCGGGATGCAGAGCGACAGCGGGCTGGAACACAAGTTCTGCCGGATGGACGACGGGTTGAGCGTGACCGAAGGCACGCGGATCGAGGGTTATGCGAGCCTTTTCGGGGATGCCGACCGGGGCGGCGATGTGGTGGCGCGGGGCGCGTTCGAGACCTCGTTGAAGCGCATGGCCGCAGAGGGGCGGCGGGTCAGGATGCTGTGGCAGCACGACCCGACCCAGCCGATCGGCGTCTGGGACGAGGCGCGCGAGGATGCGCGCGGCCTGTGGGTCAAGGGCCGTCTGCTGGACGGTGTGGCCCGCGCGCGGGAGGCTGCCGCGTTGATCGAGGCGGGAGCGCTGGATGGTCTGTCCATCGGTTATCGCACGGTGCGGGCGGTCAAGATGGAGAAGGGCCAAAGGCTTTTGACGGAACTGGAGCTGTGGGAGGTGTCGTTGGTGACCTTCCCGATGCTGCCCAGTGCGCGGGTGGGCGCGAAGGGGGACACCCCCGAGCATGACCCTGCCTTGCGTGACGTGGCGGCGATCTTCGAGGTCGCCCGCCAGGAGTTGGCGCGCCAAGACGACTGACGCGCCTGGGATCACCTCAAACAGACGGGATCAAGCGATGAGCAAGACCGAGGCGAAGGCTCGGACCGGGGGAGAAGTGTCTCCGATGGCCGAGGTGAAATCCGCCGTGGCGGGATTCATGACCGAGTTCATGGGCTTTCGGGCCGATATTCTGGAACGTTTTCAACAGCAGGACGACAAGATGACGAAGATGGAACGCAAATCACTGGCGCAGGCGCGCCCCCTTCTGTCCACCAGTGCCGAGACCGCGGCACCGCATGTGAAAGCCTTTGACGCCTATCTGCGCACCGGCGACGATGACGGGCTGCGCGGGCTGGACCTGGACAGCAAGGCGATGTCGAGTGCCGTGGCGGGCGATGGCGGCTATCTGGTGGACCCGCAGACAGCCGACACGATCCGATCGACCCTGGCGTCGACCGCGTCGATCCGGGCGATTGCCAATGTGGTGCAGGTGGAGGCCACGTCCTTTGACGTGCTGATCGACCATACGGATGTGGGGCATGGCTGGGCCACCGAGAGCGGCCCCACCACGGAGACCGGCACGCCCGCGATCGACCGGATCACCATTCCGCTGCACGAGTTGAGCGCGCTGCCGAAAGCCAGCCAACGCCTGCTGGATGACAGTGCCTTCGACATCGAGGCGTGGTTGGCGGGGCGCATCGCCGACAAGTTCGCCCGTGCCGAGGCGGCGGCCTTTGTGGCCGGTGACGGGATCGACAAGCCCAAGGGTTTTCTGACCCAT